AAACTTAACGGTAGGGCTACCTTATGTCATAAGCACCCTATCATTTTATAAACCGAAAGGCTACCTTTACATACAAGCCCTCTAGTCGACATAGAGCTACCTTGTGAACGAAGCCCCCGTAGGAGAAGAATATGACTACTGAAGTACAAGAGGAAAATGCCAATCCTTACAATATGAAAAAATCATGGCACACAGATGTTGAAGAAAACTTTGATACTGCTGATGGAGTCTTTTTTGAGAAGCCAAAAGCTAAGAAGAAAAAAGCAACACCTAGTGAACCTGTAGAACAGGTAGCTGAACAGGAGAGTCCAAAAGATGAACCTTATAAGCGACCAGACTACAAGAAACGTTACGATGACTTGAAAAAGCATTATGACTCTAAACTAAACGAATTTAAGTCTAGAGAACAAGAGTTATTAGAACAGGCTGCTGAAAACAGACCTAACTATGTAGCTCCTAAATCTCCAGAAGAACTTGAAAAGTTTAGAGAAGAGTATCCTGATGTCTACGAAGTTGTAGAAACTGTTTCTCACTTACAGTCCGAAGAGAAATCTAAAGACTTAAGAGAGAAGCTTGAAAGACTACAATCTCGTGAGCAAGAATTGATTCGTAAAGATGCTGAAAAGCGATTGATGGATAAGCATCCTGATTTTGAAGATATTCGCAACAGCGATGATTTTCATGGTTGGGCTAAAGAGCAGCCTAAGTCTATCCAAGATTGGGTATACAACAATGCTGACGATGCTGATCTAGCTTCAAGAGCTTTAGATTTATTCAAGAAAGATATTGGTATGGATGTTGCACCGAAGAAGTCAAATTCTAAACGGTCCAAGAAATCTGCTGCTGATATGGTCTCGACCAAAACAACAACGGTTGAACCACAGCAAGAGAAAGTTTGGACTGAAAAGGAGATTGCAAGTATGTCTATGGACCAGTTTGATCGGTATGAAGCCGAGATAAGTGAAGCCATGCAACAAGGCAGAATTGTAAAATCATAACTATTAATTTACAAACTTAGGAGAATATCAAATGGCTCAATTTTTTGAACCCGGAACTGATACCGATGCTAACTTTGCAAACTCTGTTGCAGGACAGACTAATAGTTTCTTCCTTCCTTCGATTTATTCTAAAAAGGTTTTAAACTTTTTTAGAAAGTCCTCGGTTGTCGAAGCTATTACTAACACCGATTATTCTGGTGAGATTACTGCTTTTGGAGACTCTGTAAAGATTATCAAAGAACCTGTTATCTCTGTGTCAGATTACACAAGAGGTAGCGATACTACTGCAACCAAACTAACAGACCAAGAGACTACTCTTGTTGTTGATAGTGCTAAAGCTTTCAAATTCATCGTAGATGATATTGAGACTAAAATGTCACACGTCAACTTCAAAGAAGTAGCTTCAAGTTCTGCTGCATATGCATTGAAAGATTCATATGATGCTGCTGTTATAGCAACTATGTTTGCTGGTTTGTCTGCTTCATCACCAAACCACGTGTTAGGTGCTGACAGTGCGACAGACTTAGGTGCTGGAGTATATGATGGTTCTGGTGCTGCTGACTTAGGTCAGTCTGGCGAAACAGACCCACTAGACCTTATGGCTAGAATGGCAAGACTATTAGACGAACAGAACGTACCTGAAGAAGGTCGTTGGTTTGTTGCAAGTCCTGACTTCTACGAAGTTCTAGGACAATCATCTTCTAAATTGCTATCTGTAGACTTCAACGCAGGTCAAGGTTCAATTAGAAATGGTTTAGTATCAAGTGGAAAACTACGTGGATTTGACATGTACAAATCAAACAATATTGCTGCAACATCTAATGCTGCTGGTAAATGTTTGGCTGGACACATCTCATCTACAGCTACTGCTCAAACTATCATCTCAACTGAGGTCCTTAGAGACCCTAGTTCTTTCGGTGATATCGTTAGAGGATTGCATGTCTATGGTGCGAAAGTACTAAGAGACGAAGCAATTGTAGGTGCTTTCTACGGTATTGACTAATACCAAACTTGGGGGAGTCTTCGGACTCCTCCTCTTTTTATAGGAAATAATTATGAATTATAGAAAAACATACGGTAAGGGCAAGGAAGTTGAGAAAAGAGCAACTTACGGTAAAGGTGGATATGCTAGTATTAAAGATATGGAAAAGCATTGCACTGATAAAGCTGGTTATAACGAAAGTTTAAAAAGAAAAGATTAATTAACATGAAAGGTGTAAAACATTACAAACGAGACGGTACTGAGTTTAAAGGTAATACTCATAAAATGCCTAACGGACATTTACATTCTAATAAAACTCATACAAAAACAAGTGAAAGACTTTTTCATTTTAAAGACTTAAGCAAAAAAGCAAAACTAAAAGCTAAAGGCAAAAAATAATGGCAACAACATACTTAGATTTAACTAACGAAGTACTAAGAGAACTCAACGAGATACCTCTTACTTCTGCAAACTTTGCAAGTGCTGTAGGACTTCAGCAGTTTGTCAAGGATGCCATTAACAAGTCTATATTTGATATAGCAAATGAAGAACCCCAGTTACCATTTTTTGCAGTAGGTGAAAGTGGTTCAACTGACCCCTTCTATGGAAACGTGACTGTGGCTACAGTAGCTGGTACTAGATGGTACGAGTTAAAAGCTAGTAGCTCAAGCGTTCAAGACGATTACGCTTCGATAGATTGGGATGATTTTTATTTAACCACCATTAACGTGAGTGGTGAATCAGCTCCTTTTGTCTCAAGAGGATTACAGTTTTTAAACTTAGCTGATTGGAAAAGATATTACAGAGACAGTGAAAACATAGACGATGCAGGGTCACAGGCTTATGGTGAACCTTGTAGAGTTATTAAATCACCAGATGGCAGGAAGTTTGGCTTAAGTCCAATCCCTGATAAAGTTTACAACGTACATTTCTATGCGTTTGAAAAGCCTACAAAGCTTTCAGCTCATGGAGATACCGTTGTATTCCCAGAACAATACACGAATGTCATAACTGCTAAAAGCAGATACTATGTATGGCAGTTTAAAGAATCTCCACAACAAGCAGCGTTTGCTATGGATGATTACAAAAAAGCATTGAGGAGCATGAAATCTAATCTGATTAATCCTACTCCTCGTACTATGACAGACGATAGAAAGTACTTTTAATTTATGGCAACATCACAACCTTATACAGTTGCATGTGCCGGTGGTTTAGTCAAAGCTTCTAATCAGATTGACTTACTTAAAACTCCCGGTGCAGCCACAGAGCTTAGAAACTTTGAAGTATCTATTAAAGGTGGCTATAGACGTATTAGTGGGTTTACTAGACTCGGAGCTGGTAGTGCTGCACAAGTAAGTGGAAGCACAGATACAATTCATGGGGTGATACCTTATGGAGATGGTGTTATAGCTTGTGCATCGACAGGAATATTTTTTAGTCAGGATGGTACAAGTTGGTTAAACGTTAGTAGAAGTTCTGTAGCAAATAGTGGTGATGATTATACAGCCTTTACAGGTCGTAGTACACTTACTAGAACAGGACAAGGCAAGATTAGCTTTTCATTGTTTGAAGGACCTGATTATGATTATGGTCTTTTAGTAATTTGTGATGGAGCAAACAAACCTTATCATTTTAGAATGGAAGGTACCGGTGCTAACATAAACACTAGAACATTTTTTAGTGGTGAAGTAACTGTAACAGGTACTAAGTTTGCAACACACTCTGAAATACACGATAAACATTTAGTTGTTGCTGGTGTTGAAGATAATCTTAGTACAGTATTTTATAGTAAACTATTAGACCCTACAGACTTTAGTGGTACTGGGTCAGGTTCTATAACTTTATCAGACCAGATAGTAGGAATTAAAAGTTTCCGTCAAGAACTTTTTATATTTTGTAGAAACAGTATATTCAAGCTACAAGATATAAACGGTACACCGGTGGTCGTTCCCGTGGCAAAGAACATTGGTTGTTTATCAGGTTACAGTATCCAAGAGATAGGTGGTGACCTTATATTCTTAGCACCAGACGGGTTAAGAACGGTTGCTGGTACTGCAAGAATTGGAGACGTTGAGTTAGGTACAGTTAGTAAAGCTATACAACCTTTAATAACACAAGTAGCAGAAAATGTAGATAAATTTGTAATCTCAAGTATTGTACTTAGAGAAAAGTCTCAGTATAGATTATTTTATACAGATTCAACATCTACTAATTCGCAACAAAAAGGAATTATAGGAACACTTAGACCAAACGGGTTTGAGTGGTCAGAGATAAGAGGTATAGAAGTAACCAGTATAGGAGCTGGGTTTAATGAGAAAGGGGTTGAAAAATATTTTCACGGTGATACTGATGGCTTTGTGCTTGTGCACGATTCAGGCAATGACTTTAATGGGTCTAGTATACTTGCTAGATATTCCACTCCAGACTATGATTTTGGAGACTTAGGAACTTTAAAAACTTTACATTATGTTAGAGTGTCTTGTTCAGCCGAAGGAGTTGTAACTCCAGCATTACAGATTAAATATGACTTTAACAGTCAAGATATTCCACAACCAACAACAGATTACTCTTTTGGCACAGTTAATCCACCTGCAATATTTGCAGAAGCTGTGTTTAACACAACGGTATTTGGTGGAACGTCAGCACCTATGGTAAGAATACCAGTACAAGGAAGTGGAACAAGTAGTAACTTTACAGTTGTTACAGAGGATACAAAAGCACCATATACAATAAATGGTTTATATATAGATTTTATACCTTCAGGTAGGAGATAAACAAATGGCAGGGTACATAAGACAGAGTTCGTTTTCAGATGGAGACACAATAACTGCTGCGTTATTCAATAATGAATACAAT